TCTCCTCTATGTGTTGTTTACGGGTTTACGGGGCGGTTACGTCACGCACCCAAGTGCCTGAAGTGAAGTTCGCTGTTACGGTCGCCATCTCGCCCACGGTTGAGTTGATTGGTGTGAAGTCAGCAAGCATGCAGTTGGCGATGGTGTACTCAGGATTGCTGGCCGACTCGGTTGTGCCTGATGGCGAGATGACAAGAGTTGTGGTTCCGAGACCTACGCAGCTTGCCAAAATTGCTTCAACCTCGCTAGCGCCATAGCTAAGGAAAAACGTGATTGACACGTCAACGGATTGAAGACCCGGAGCCATGCGGTGTCCAGTGTCGCCAAACGCGGTGATTTCAAGAGGGTCATTGCCAATGGTAATTGTGCATTGGTTTGCCTGATCTGAAAGGTCAGTTGTGGTTGCGCCCTGCGTGAGGTTAATCGTGGCATTGCTGAGGAATGTTGTTGTAGCCATGAGGGCTCCTTTGTTAGTTGCGCCGTACGGCTACGGCAACGGTTAAGTCGTAAGAAGGCAGGTCTTGCCCTCCTACGGAAACGAGGCCCGGACGAAGATCCGTGACCGCGATTGGTGAGTTCATTATTTGGTCGGCAACTGTCATGAGGTAGTCGCCTGCGTCTTGATTACCGGGGGGCGGTGCAAGGACGCTCAGGGTTAATCGAATGTCGCCCACGTTGTATGTAAACGCTGTGACCGTTGGCAGTTGAATTAGAACCGACATTGGCCGAGCGTTACGAGGGTCTGTGATGGGGACAAGGCTCAGCGCGGTGAGTTGTGTCTTTACTGCGTTTACAGCGTCAACAAGAATCCCCGATGCAGGCATTAGGCGACCTGTGCCCTGCCACAGCCAAGCAGCTGCATAATGCGGTGGAGAGTGACAGGCATAGGCAAGTTGCCCATACCGTCAAAGCCACCGTACGAGTCACCACTGGTTCCGCGTTCGCGGTACAGGGTTGCTGCATACATTGTCGTACCTAGTTCAACATCGGCGCTGGGGACAGTGCCTTGCTGATCGGTGTAGCCAGCCTCACGGCGTTTACGGAAGCACCAAGCGTTAGCAGCGCTCACACACTTAGCCACGAAGGCGGTGTCGTTAGCGGTTGCCACGTCAATACCTAGCCACGACAGCACAAGTGCTGAAGTAGTCCAAGTGATGGTCTCTGTAAACGTCAGGGTGCCAGCAAGCGCTGCGTACTCTTCATCGTCAGCCTGACCAGTGACCGCATACAAAACCTGATTGAGTTTTGGCACGTCATAGTTGAACTCGAGATAACCCTCTTGGTCTTTCCCGATGTACTCCCACTCTTCAACGCTGATAACGGTGAAGGTGCCGTTGAACTTTGCGCCAGCGCCAGCGACAACGATGCTGTCACCGGGCTGAACCTCGGAAGGGGTCAGGGTCTGTACGGCCGACACATCATCAAAGTGAAAACCGTGAGTGATTGTGTAAACAGACATACAGACCCTTTCCCGACTACCTAGTTATCAGGCGAAGGTGAACTTGACGAACTTGGTTGGGTCAATCATCAGGGCTGCGAAGTACCCCCTTAGAGCCAGCACACGCGAGAGCGTAGATGGGCTCTCCACGGTCATGGTGCCCTTGACCTGCTCGAACAGCTCATAACCCGATGCGTCACCGACAATTGCGGTGCCTGATGCAAAGTTACGGTCAACAACGACTTGCAAACCGAAAGCGTTTCCGCCGTAAGCGTTTACACCAAGGTTTCCGTATGCGTTCATTGGGCCCACCTGTGGGAACAATGGACGGTTAGCGGTGTCTGCAAGTGCAAGAAGGTTGCGCCAGCGGTCAGGTGAGACGAACAGGTGCGTTGGCAAGTTGCCATTTGAGGAGCTCAAGATGGTTGCTGCAGCTTCTGCAATTTCGGCTGACCACACTTCAGGCTTTGCAATGTCTGCAAGAGCAAATGCCTGTGTGACGGATGCGCCTGAGACCAACTGGTCAGCTGCGTAATTGTCGGTTTCGTTGCTGTAGATGCGCGCCATGTCATCGAGGACAACCTGCAAGATTGAAGGATCTGACCAGTCAATGTCAGCTTCGGAGATGTTTACATATCCGCCGAAAATCTGCTTTGTGACTTGGTTGTTGAAAACAACAAGGGTGCCTGCGGTTGGAGCCTGCTCGCCAATGGATGCACCGATGCTTGTGTGCGTGGTGACCTCTGGACGGATGAAGACCTTGCCACCGGCAGGCATTGCCTTAACGCCTACAGCGTCAACAACTGGGCGACGACCAATGAAGTTGTTGTAAACAGGAGCAACAATTGGTGTTGGCAAGATGCCTGGGGTGTCAGTTGTGACGATGTCCGGTGCAGCTGCACGAAGTGCTTCTGACATTTGGTGCCATGCGGAACCGCCTGCGATGAACGCTCCGATGTATTCGGCTGCGGTTGGGAGTGGAACTTCGCGACGTGCGGTCGCAAAGATTGGTGCTGTTGGAACAGTTTCAGCCGAAGCCTCAACCGTTGGGGTATCTGTTGACATGGTTTCCTCCTCGGAAATGTCTTGGGGTTGGGGTTCGACAGCCTCTTCCTCTTCAGGTTGGGATGCTGCGATTTCTGTGATTACAGCCTGTGGGAAGGCTGGAATTGCGACAAGCGATATCTCGTGGATAATGGCTGAACTAACAACCATCACACCGTTCTTGTCGTATTTGAACTTGATGGGAGTGGCTCCTACGGAGACCGAATCGTAAGCAGTTGCTTTGACTAACTCGATTGCTTGGTCTGCACGAGTTGTCTTGGCAAACTGACCTACGAATAAAAGACCTTCATCAGCATCAGCCAATTCAGGAACAATCCCAATTAGTTGATTCATGTCATGGCCTTCAAGCAACTTCGGAGCCTTTTGATTAACGTCAAATGCTCCACGCTTAAACATGACTTCCTGACCCGAGGACACCACCGCTGGAGTGTCCCAAGGAACAGCCACACCCGTGATGGTACGGGGGCTGTCCTCGCCAGCGGCAGCGTCCAAGGTGACAGGCACAGCTACAAACTCAATCTTCACAACTCATCATCCGTTTCGTTATTGGGCATTCCGCTAGGGGAACTGCTGTCGGATCCTTCGTAATCTTCAATGTCAAACTCGACATAGCGGTTACGGGGAAGAACTTGTGCGCTGGAAAGGGTCTGCTCAATAGCGTCCATGTAGATACGAGCGCCGAAAAGATAAAGATCCTGACGCGCCTGCTGGGCGTTCTGATAAGTCATTGAAGCGCCCTCTTGAGGGGCAGACACCATGTAGGCAGGGACGGAGCAAAGGCGAGCCATCTCAAGGGACTGGTACTTGCGCTGTTCTCCGATGACATCCTGCGGTGAGTGTGCAAACTCTTTGAACTGCACCTGACGCGACAACGCGCCGATGGCGTTCTGTTTACGCGCTGCAGCCCACGCCGAAGCAAGAGATCCAAGGTCATCGCCTGACATGTCTTCGCCGTCAATCTGCTGAAGATAACCGGGCACAGTTTCAAGACTTGCGTAACGGTCTGCAGCCTGATCCAAATACAAGCTTGTGTTAATGGCGCGCTGACCAATCTTCAAGATGCCCTCAATAGGGCTAAGAAATTGGATGACGTTGTTTACATCGAGCGGTTGACCATTAAACTCAAGCTCTTTAGAAGGGCCGTAGTACTGCGGAAGACCCGTCTGCTCAGTGCTAGAGATGTTTGCAGCTGGAAGCCATGTAAACGATGCTGGCAACCCGGTCGAGTAGCGCGTGGTGATGTAGGCATACGCTGCGCCATAGAAGAACATGTCCGAGAAGATGTTTACGAAGAAAAACGAGCGCGAGACCTTGGGGTCAGGGGTTTCCATCCAAGGCTCAAGAGGCAGATAGACCTCGTCATAGTCTTCGCCGTTCCACTGCTTTGAGTAATGCTTCAAACCAGTCGAACCGATGATGCCAGCAAGCAAGTCCCTACTACGGGAGACGGTGGGAATACTCAGCGCACGAACCTCAGCAGACCCGGTGGTGTACTGAAGAAAGTTGCCGATGTAGGACGCGCCAGCAGCCGCCTGCACAGGTGCAGAGGCGAAAGAGGCCGTGTCAACTTTGCGTGAGA